CTTTAAAATTAATGAATTAAGTTCTCGTTCTTGCTTTTTAGTAAGTTTATAATTATCCATTCTTTTTTTAACTATATCTATTTTTCCTTCTGCAATAGCTTTTACCATAGCTTCATATTTGTTTTTATCTAGCTTTTTTTTAGGTTTTGATTCTTGCTGTTCAATAGCTGTTTTTACTTCATCTGAGCTAGCAATAGAGGTTTCTATTCCAATACCTAAATTTCCTAAAGCTCTACCCCAAGCTGAGGTTTCGCAATTTTCTACAAATGATGTTTTATTTATGTATGTGCTTCCATGTATTTCGTAAGCAATTCCTGTTGCTAGAACTCTGCCTTGCTCATTTAAAATAGATGCTTTTATTACGCATCTTTTATCTGTTAGCTCTACAATTTCAGATATTAAACCCCATTCCTTATAATTCTTTCTAAAGTATATGATTCTCTCATTTACTTCTACATATTGCTTTCCATGTATGTTTACTGTTTTCATTTCTTTTGTTTTAGTTAATAATTTTGTTAAAAATAATAAATCTAATTTAGATTCTTTAATTTATAAATTTTATTCTTTATTTTATTTTCAGTTTCTTTTTTATCTTCTCCTAAAAATATATTCCTATACTTTCCTGTTGTTCTAGAGTAATCCCAATAATATTTATCTAAATATACTTGACCTTTTTTATTTATAAATACTATGATTGAATTATAGCTTTGAAAATATGTTCCTTTTTTGTCATATATTTCAAATTGATTGGCTATTTGATTTCCTTTTGCACTTGTCATATTATATACTTTCATTTCTCTTGTATGTATTTAGTTAGTTTTTCTTTTATATATTCTATTTGTTCTGAATCTATCCAGCCTATAAAGTCGTAACTATCCCACCAGACTGTAAAGTCTTTGCCATACTCATCAGTACCTCTTAAGCAGACTTCGTTTTCGTGAGCTTGGAATGTATTTATATTATTCATTCTTTTTATTATTTCCTGATTTTCTTCTAGCTCTGGCATTTTCATAATTTCCTCTTCAAGTTCTTTTTTATTTTTTTCCATTATCTTGCATTTAAAATTAAACATTCTTTTTTCTTATTATATAAATCAACCCATTCTGGCTTTGTTTCAATATCAAAACTATCTCTACATTGCCATCCGTGATTTCTTAACATATATCTAAATTTATCTAGTATCTGTTCTTTAGTTCCTACAACTACTACACAGCTTCCTGACTTTTTAAAATCTATATAGTTACTGTTAGAGTCGTGGTCATATACAGCTACTGATTGATATGAGGGTTTCAATACCCAGTATTCGCTTAGTAATTCCATTGTGTAACATCTTTAAAGTGATAATACTCTTTTTTAAGCTCTACAAAAAGATTTACTATTTGCTGATCCTTTAAACAGTTTAGCCACATCTTTCTTTGTCTGTTATTAGCTAGTCCATTTAATAGTATAAAAAGTTCGCTTGTGCATTTGTTTATCCATAATGGACTCTCTTTCATTATATCACATATGGATATAATAGCTTCTTGAGGGTTGGTAGCCTCTTTCATTTTAAATTCGTTTCTCATTTCTTAAAGTTTATTGATTAATAATTCTAGTTCTGTTTTTTCTTCTTGACTTAAAAAGTCATAATCGTTTTCTGTAAATTTTTGCATTTGATTATAAACTTCTTTGTAGTCTATATTTAGTAATGACATTCCTAAAATACTCTCAAACTCATAATGGTTATTTACTAAAAGTCTTATGTATCTGCCTAAGATACTTTGTCTGATTTCTTTTTTTCTCATGTCTTTACTTTTTAAATTAATTACATAGCTAAGATAAGTAAAATTTTTGATATATAAACAGTTTTTTTAACAAATTGTTTATCTACTCTAGGACTCTTATTGATTATCGTTATAAATTGCCTCTTCTATCTCTTCTTTTCTGTCAAGTATTTCTTCGCATAAGCCTAATATCCACTCTAAACCATTTTTTTCCTCCCTGCCTAAATCTAAGTGTTTATTGTTATCTATCGCATCTAAACAATCAGCTAAATCTTTACTTGTGTTTTCAAATCTGCAGTAACTCATATTCATAATTTTTTCTTTTTTAAATTTTAGCTCCTTTTGAGTGGTGGCTTTTACTCTATTGGCTGAAGAGAGTTGCTTGTCACGAGTTAAGATTGACCTTGCATTTAGATTATATCGGTAGGCTTTCACTACTACTGGTTTCTTTCCCTCTTTCTTCCCTCTCTAATATCTTTAAAAAGAGGGTTTTAGTCTTTCCGTTTCTAAGCTAACCTGTGGTTAACTGGGAGGTTCTTCTGTTTTTTATCTTTCTCCCTCTTTTGTATTACAAAGATAACAAAAATAATTAACATATAAACAACTTTTTAAACAAATTGTTTATGTACTCTAGTAAAATTATATATTTAGCAGTAAAATGCTTACGATTATAAGCATATAAAGTATGAAAATTTGAATTGAAGAATCTACTTTTTTCATAAAGGCATTAAGATGTTTAGTGGTGTTTTACCATTATTCAGTATAACAGCACAGCCAACAGCAGGGCGTTTTCCATACTTAGCATAAGCCATAGCATATGACTTATGATTAATACCACAGCCAACCTGAGTCCCATAGACTCTGAATCTTTTACCTACATAATGTTCGGTATAACATTGTGTATGTAAGTGTCCTTGTACTGTGTTCATCATATCTGCTCTGCATTTAGTTCTGGCAGTTCCTCCCTCACCGTGTATATACTGTACACCATCTTTCTCGTATCTTTCTACAAAGTTCCAGTCAGGTACTTCTAACACTTCTTTGTAGGATTTTATCCATTTACTTGGTATAGCACTTGTTTGTGCTTTTCGCATAATGATTCTATCATGATTTCCAATTATTACAGTTGCCATTGGAAAGGCATTTCGCCATCGTGCTATTCTTTTAATTGCAAGATCTAACTCAGCTAAGCCACCTAGTCCATCAGCAGATGACTCATGATAGCTAGAATAGTGATTATCAATTATATCGCCAATAAATACAACTTCAGTGCATTTATATTCATAATACTTATCAATACAAAACTCTAAGTATGTATCTAAACAAAATGGCTCATGCAAGTCACCGATAACCAGCACATTACTGGTTTCGGTTTCTCGCATTTTTTTTAATACCTCAATTTCGTGAGGCTTTAATCTATACCGATTACTTGGACTCTTTTCCAAAGTCAGCAGCAGATTGTCCTAATAACATAGCCAAACAAGAGTACCATATCTTTGATACAGCTTCTTCATCAGCTCCTAAAAAGTTTGCAATAAAAGGAATTACGATTGATGATATACCCAACCACACCTTTTTACTCATTAATAGTTTTGTTAAAATGTACTTTTTCATAATTATTATTTTTGTTAATATTCAAATTTAGTGGCTCAATAGAGCCAAATTACATCTCCATCTTTATTGTTATCAACATCGCAGTGTATAAAAGTCTTTGCGATTCCAAATCTAGTTATTCCTACTTCCATTAATGCTTTTAGTATTATATACCTTTCTCTACTACCTGTATATCCTATATCAACTGCTAAGCCTTTTTTGTGGCTACTACCTACTCTACCCCCTACTAAGGTATTATGAGCTGCTGTTCTATATCCTGAATTTATTTTAAAAGGAATTCCTGCTATACCTCGAGCTGTATCTAATCTTCTTAGAAAGTCTGTATCCATTCGATATCCAGAACCAACTTCATCAGGGCTATCAAATTCACTAAGTTTAAAATATGTTAAGTCCAAATTATAAGTACCAGACTTTGTAGACTTTGACACCATTAGCAGTTTCACAAGCAAACTCTCTACGAATTTTAATATCCTTTTCATCTTTTTTAATGTATTTAGGATTAGTGCTGTTCAATTTTCTTTTTTTAGGCATTTTTATTGAATTTAAAAAACTTATATACTGTAAAAGATATTGCTAAAATTAGCGATACGAATGTTAATATCTCATTACACTCCGTAATGCTAAATCCAATAGCTGTACTATTTGCTACAGCTACTTGTACTGTGTCTTTTACTTTGTCCATTATTAGTTTTTTTATCTAAATATGATTTCAATTTAGTTATGTTTATTGGTTTTGGTTTGTAGTGTTTCTTCATTATGATAAATCACCTGGCTTTAAAAAATCTCTTAATGTTAACCTATTACTTGGCCTTGGCCTTTCAAGGTTCATGCCATTATAATAGGCGTTAATATCAGGTGTAACATCTGCTCCACTATTGGTGTTGTATTCTGGAAAGCTAGCAATATTGTTTCTTACATAATCAATCATTCTCTCAGTATAATATTCAGCTGTGTTTCTAACCTCTTCTCTAAGGTGCTGTGCTTCCTCTGTGCTTAAAGATGTTCCTGTCTCGCTAGTCTTACTATATATATTGCCATTCTCCACCTTAAATCGTAAAAAAGGTACAGCATGATAAAATGCCCAGTTCGGTAGCATATCACCTATGTAGTCATCTACTAAAGTTTTGTAGGCTCCAGCTAATGTTCCATTTTTAATATCTGTTTTTAATCTTTCTGTTAAGTCTGTACCAAGCTTTGATTCAACATATAATTTTTGTGCCTGTCTTACATACGGCAATAATATTTCTACATCAACATTTAAGTTGATAGCTGTGCTGTCTTTTAGCTTTGATTCTGATATGAATAATATATATGCCATTTTATTTAGGATTTATATAACCGTGATTCTTCATTCTTTTTGGTGGTATTGCTACCAAATTATCATTTTTTTCTGCTGTAAACCCCTCTTGTCTTGCTTGTGTATATCCTATATAATCTTCATCTTGTACATTATTTGGATAATAAACATCGTCATCTTGACTAGGTGGTGCTTTATATATGCGCCTCAACCAAAAATGTTGGCATTGGGGACCACCTTTGTACAGCCATATAGAATATTTATCAGCTCCATAGGGACCAAAGCCTGGGTTTACTTTTAATTTGCTCATTCTCAATATATCCTCTTTTCGATATATCTTTTTAGCTGACTCCATCTTTCTGCAAAAATCTCTATTAGTGCCTGACTTATTTCTTAAAAAATTATCATTAGTGTACACATATCTTACTTTATAAAATTCTGTGCCACTTCTATTAAGGCCATCTTGCTTACTTCTAGCATTAGGGTTTGCTCTTCCTGTACTTACAGCCAACTCTAATTTTTCATTTGCTATTTTATTAATCTCAGCCTCATAGTCAAAGTCTTGATGTTCTCCATCTACAACCTCTTCACTAATCAACTTCCAATCTTCAGGAACATCCTCTAATGTTTCTAAAAAGCTATCAAGTTCTGTTTTTATAGATAACTCAAGATTTTTAATTTCATCATGATTTTCACAAGGCATATAATAAGTCTTGCCATCTTGTTTATGTTCGTGGTGTCCTTTACAACCTATCTTTAAGGCTTCTGCTTCTGCTTCTTCTACGGTATCATATAAAGGCAACTCAACCCCATCAGTAACCATAGTACCAACCTTTGCTAAATCTTCTCGTACTTCTACATCAGTTTCTAAAGGTGGCAATCCAAGTTCTTCTCGTATCTCATCTTGTGTCATTACTGCTGCTAAGTCTTGGTTTGTAAATCTTGTTGTTATTGGTTTAAGTTGTACAAAATTAACAGGCATATCCATACCATTTACCTTAAAGATTTTTCGTAATTCTTTTACTATATGATCTTGATATGGCTTCACCACAGTATTCAAGTAAAAGTTTGCTGCCGTATTAAGCTCATCAGCGTTGTTTCCAAGCCCTGTATCACTCTTAATACCCATAAGCATCGGGCTAGTGACTCTGTGACCTGTCAGTATATTTTGTACTAAGAGTTCCTGTAAAGCAAGATACTGCTTATCAGCATCAGCCATACTTATTGGGTTTATTTCAGGTGTTCTTGTTTTATCATCTGAGAAAGTAAGCACAAATCGGCCAGCTGATTTTGCACCAGTAAATTTTTGTGCAAGACTACTTTCTATTTGGTATCTTTCTTCTGCTGTTGGTATGCCATTCGCAAAGCTAATAAAATAAGAGCCTGCAAATCCATTGGAGATATTCGACAAATGAAATTCTGCCACCCTTTGATCTACTAATGCCCAGTTATTTGAAGCTACATAATCAGGTGTGTGATATACATTCATATTTGGACTGTAAAGTCCTGAATACAATATTTGATTTGCTGATGTCCTATCATTAGTATTAAAAGCTGGTACTCTATGTGGTTTATTAGCTCTTGTATTTGCCCAGTCTGCACTAACAAAATATCCTGTAACCTTTCCAAACTTATCTGGCCTTTCAGCTCGGATTTTTTCTACAGGTATATGATAAATCTCACTTATTTGTGTTCGGTCCTTTGACCATACTATGTTTAGAGCAAATGCCCCCTGTAATTTAAAATCAAAAGCTATTTTTTTAATCACCTCGTGTAAGCTCTCATTACTGTTAGCTCTGTCCATAAAATGACTTAGTTTTACTCTTGCATCAAGATCTCTGTCATCTTCATCTTCAATAACAAGTGCTTCTGCAGCTATCATCTCAGATGTAGCATTTATAATAGCAGCCTGTGTAGATGAATTGTAGTATAAATCTATTAAGAATTGTGGATATAAGTTTGCCCAATGTTCTGTTCCATAACTTATCCACTCTTTGCCTCTTGTTTCAGTAACCACAGGAGCAGTTTCTGTTTCTAAATTGATATTTAAAATATTATCTTTCATAATTTATTTTATTGTTCATAATAAACATAATTCGGTACTTTAGGCTCTTGATGTTGTGTGTATTGTACTTGTGCTGTTCCTGATTTATCTGTTAATAATAGCTTGCCTTTTGTAACAAGTCCTTTTACAACCCCTTTATTAGAGGCAGGAGGTGTTAATACAGTACCCTCTGTGCCTGGAGCATAACTTGATTCCATAACTACAGTACCTGCCCAAGCCACCTCGTAAACCTCATACTTATAATAGCCTGATGGAATTAATTTAATTTGTCCTAGCCATCTATCAGGGTTTGCATTATATGTGAAAGTCATTTCTGTATATCTATCATTGATTGTTTCTGTAGGATAGCAATAATGAAGATCTCCACTCATGTCATTTATAATTTTTATTAGATGACGAATTTGTGATTTTTCTACAGCAGTATCAATACGATTATCTTCAGTTGAAATATATGCTGTAAAGTTAGTTTCTGTTGTTGCTTGTATCATATACATATATATAGAAAAAATCTGTATTTATTTGCTTCTTATTTTTTTTTGTATATTTGCTTCATAAACAAAACAGAAATGAAAAAAGAAAACAAGATTGAACTAATGAAATTTATTTACAAAATAGATGCACTAGGAGTCAATAATTCAATGTTAAGAAAAGAGTTTGACAAACTTGACAAAAAACAATGGAGAGAATTTATAGATAAACTAACTAAAAAGCTAGAATAATAATTTATAAAAAAAAGAGTAGCCGAAGCCACTCTCTTTTTATGATGAACGCTAGATTGCTCTATATAAGGTCGAACCTTACCACCTCCATCAAGCTATATAAAAAACTACAAATTAGATTACGCAGTAACAATACTTAATCCTGATATTCCTGCATTAGAAAATGGAGCTGCACCCGCCGCTACATCTTCTAACATAGCAAAAGGTTGTGCTTCAAGTCCATCAAATGTCAGAGTGTATCCATTACGGTCACCGAAAGCAGCTCCTGAATCAGCAGTCCCTGCATTCATACTCATTCCATTATGCATTCCTAAACATATAATCACATCATTTCCTGTTGCTGAATGTGTTGCGTTAAGTTGTGCAAATATTCTAACTTGAGTTTGTCCTAGCAATTTAATTTGGTTTTGATCCTCCTTTGTAAGTCTGTTTAATACCATATTTACAGTTGGAGTATAAAAAAGTGTTCCGTTTTCGGTAGAACCAGTTAAACTCTCGTTTGCTGTAGTTGATCCTCTTGGAACGGTATATCTATATATTGTAGAGGTTTGAAAGTTTATAGTATCAATTTCTCCCTCAGTTCCTGAAGCATATGCCCAATCTGTTCTTGCGAAATCATCATAAACTGAAAAGTAAAGATATTTCACTCCACCTGACACTCTATTACAGTCTAAGCCTCTACCTTTTGATAATGCTGTACACGCCATATTTATTTATTTTTTAAGGTTAAGGAAAGCAGGGGTTTTGACACCCCTACTGTCATTTTATTCTAGTTATTAGTTAGTTAATACAATATCAGCTCCTACTCCTTGTATCGTACCACCTGAATATTTACAAACAACTCTTAGATTGTCACTTCCATCAAGGTCACCCATGTCTAACATTTTAATAGATGTAGCATCGGAGATTAAGTCAGTTCCAAAAAATAAATTAGATCTTTCTGCTGCTACTAAAACATCATCCTGCATACCTGGACATACAGCTAACTTAGTTCCCTCGAATAAAGGAGCATAATCAGATTGCATGTTGTAAGCATTTAAGTATCCATCAGCAGACATTTTTGCAATGTATAGTCTGTAAGATTTTGGAGACATGTATATGTGTAAATCTTCTCTGCCGTATACTGCACTTGGCAATGCTGCTAAAGTGTTAGTTAAGTTTGTTACAATGTTTGCTGTATCGTAAGCTGTACCTGCACCACCGTGATTATCTACATCAATAACTGTAGCATCATTAACTAAGTGTCCGTTACCAGCTTGTGAGAATCCTGTGAATTGTCCTGCATTTGCATCAAGACCATTCCATATAGAACCCTCTACACCATCAGCAATAATTTGTGAAAAGTAAGAAATAACATACTCATCAAATCTTGGAGATGTTTGATTGTTTGCTCCTGCTCTCATATCAGCTGCTTCCCAACTTGATAATAATTTTCCTTTGCAAAGATCTACATTTACTTGTAAGTTCTTAGGTGTTAAAACAGCTTCTGTCATAGTTAATGTACCTGCATCTGTAAAGTCACAAGTTGCATCAGCTACTAAACTAGCTCCAGCCATTTTTTGAATTACCTCTTTGAATTTAATGTTTTCAATCATTGTTAAATATTCCAATGATTTTGCTTCTTTTAGTGCTGCTGCAATATAAAATCCAGCTGCTTTTCCTGCATACGAACTTGCCGTTACATCAGGAGTTCCTGTATAAGCCATAATTTTTAATTTTTATTTGTTAATATTGTATTTAGTATTCTCTCTCGTTTAGAAAGATTTGTTTGTTTTACTTGAGTTTGATTAAACCAACTATCTTTGTCTGAAAAAGCATTTGTGTTTAATGGTGCTTCTGCAGGTGTTTCAGATAATTCTGTTTTTAGTTTTTCATTTTCCTCTTTAAGTCTTTTTATTTCATCTTCAGCAGAAAATTCAACCACTTCTGTTTTCTTTATTGTCTTAGGTTTGTCAGATGCTTCTTCTGTACTTTCTTCTGACATTTCTTCGGAGTCAGTTTCACCAAGTTTACCTTTAATATCTGCAATAGCATCTTCAAGATTCTTGATTCTTTTTTCCATACCCTCCCAATCATCTACTGCTACCTCGTCATCATCTTCACCTCTATCTTCACCTAGATCTTCAGACTCTTCAAAGTCAGCCTTTGCATATGCTTCATCAGCTTCTTTTTTATCATCTTTCATAGTGTCTTCCTCTTCTGTTTCTGATTCAATTACCTCAGCAACAACACCCTCATCTTCGACTCTAAATGATAAACCTTTGTCCGTTTTGTAAGTTCCGATTGGTAGTAAAATTGTCGTGCCATCTTCTGTTAATACAGAAATGTCCACACCAGCTTCTAACTCCTCAGCTGTAGATACGAAGATGGTTCCATCCTCGCTTTTGCCCTGCCACCCTAACTCAACTGATTCGTTTTTGTTTAGGCCAAGAGCTACTAGAATTTGTTCTTTGATGTCCATAAGTTCTTTTTTTAATATATAGATTAATTATTAATTTGTTTGATTTTCCTTTATTATCTCGTTAAGAGCTTTCAGGATTTCTTCATCTGTAGGTGCTCTTTCTGACATGTTCTCCATCTTATCGGTAAAATAGCCCTCAATACTGATTCCTTTTAACTCGCCCTCTTTTATTTTTTCCCAAAGCTCAGTATTATTTATTTTCATTTTAACAAACCAAGTTCCATTAGGTAGGTCAAAGCCATATAATTTAGACTTATCCATATCACCCTCTTTTATCCAAGATTCAACTGTTAAAACACCACTTACTCTATCCTGATGTTGATATGTAGCTTTGTGATGATTGTTATTTTTTAAGTACAACTCACTTGCTTTTCTTACAGTAGCTGGGCTGAAATATACATAGTACTCAGAGTCAGTATTTGCATCATACCTGAATATTTGCTTGTTAGGTATCAAAGCTGGAGAAACGACAATTCGTTTTTCTTCATCTACTTTAGCTAATGTAAGATTATTTTTTTGTTTATTAAAGTATACAAAGTCTTGCTCAATGGCAGGAGATGTAACTAGACTAATTGCGTCAATGGCCAAATCTTCGTTTTCTTCACTAATTATTAGCTCTACAATTTTTGTAGGCTTTTGTTCTTCGTAGTGGTTATCTGGGTTTGCTTTCTCACACTCTTCAATAGTGTCATATTCACATTCACCCCTTTCACCCCACTTCACCTTTCCTGATTCGCATTTTTTACACGGCATATTGATATATAGATTAAATTAATATTTATTTGATTTTATATTGTTGATCTTCTTCTTATGTTAGCTAACTGATTCTGTGCATTAGTCATGTCATCAGTAACTACAAAGGCTTGTAATGGCTCAGGCTCTGCTACTTCTCCAAGCTCAAAAGCTCCACTCATCATTTGTGGTGCTGGCCCCTGTGCTCCTGCTGATGGCATACCACCTCCACCTCCACCTCCACCTCCACTACCACCTCCTACATCTTGTTGTGATATAATAGCAACATTTGCTAAACCTGCAGCTACAGCTGCTGCTGCTGCAATAGGTGCTAATGCTAAACCTGGAGGACCAAGTTGCATAGCTGAGTTGTAAGCACTAATACCAGAAGAGAAAGTGTCAATCATAGCTTGTCCTATTTTTAAGGCTTTTGTCTTTTTAGCAAGTGCTATTCTCTTTCGTTCATATTTCTTTTCAATTTTTTCTGTACTTTTACCTTGTGCTTCAGCCAACTTAATCTCTTTATTTTTCTGTTGTTCTAAGGCATTCATCTGAAATTGCAAAGCTCCTGCAATTGCAGCTAATGAGTTTGCTAAGATTTCACCTTTTACTTGTGCTACTTGCTCTGCTAGTTGCTTATCCTCTTCTGCTTCCTGTTCTCGTTTTTCCTTTCTTAAAAGCCTATATTTTTCTCGTATTTCTTCTTCTTGCTGTTCTTTATTTTTTAGGTTTGCTACAGATGCAATTTCTGCTTTCTCTTGGAAATCTAACTCCTGAGTGTATCTTTCTCTTTCATTTTCTATTATTGCAAGTGTGTTTTCTTGTTCTCTAGCAAGTAATTGAGCTTTCTCTTCATCATCTCTTTCTTCTCGCATCTTTTTATACTTTAGCCTTATGTCTTGCTTTTCACTTTCAAAGAATGTAAAATTATCTTTAATTAATTGCTCTTTTTTCTCTTCATTAAATACTGTTTCATTAATCTCTTTCTCTCTTGCTTTAAACCTCAATTCTGCTTCAAATTTTTCTCTAAGCTGGTCACTCTTTAAGGCTTTTTTAAACTCTTCTTGATATAACTTATTAAAACTCTGTACTGTATTATTTTGTGCTCTTATCCTTTCATTCTGTCTTTGTATAAACTTTTTATGTGCTGCTCTTTCTTGAGCTCTTTGTTGTCTACGAATTGAATTCTCTTTACGCTGTATTGTTCTTGTTACTTTAGCACTATCTCGCCTAACATTAGCAAGATTAATTTCTAAGTCTGCTAATGCTTGTAAATCAGCTTTCATATTTTTAGACATAGCCATTTGCTCTTGCTGTATTCTTACAGCCTCTTCTGCATTTGCTATTCTTTGATTATTAAGGTTTTGTTCTATTTCTCCTGCCTCGTGTAGTTTCTGAATCCTTTCATCTGCACTTAAAGTCATATCATCTGCAGCTAGTTTCAACTCCTCAATATCTGCTCTTCTTTGTGCTGTTTCTACATTCAATTGTCTTTCTGCATCTGCTAGTCTGTTTAGTGCTTCTTTTAATTCAATAGCTGCTCTTGTTTCTCTTGCAATTTCATCACCTATTCCTACAAATGAATCTTTCATAGCAGATAAACCACCTGAAATATCACCTGTAAATAGTTTACCAACTGCACTAACAAAGCCTGTAATTCTATCTACAACAACACTTATAGCTGCACCAAAACCAGCAAAGATTTTAGTAAGTGCTTCAGCTCCTACCTTAGTCTTTGTAAACCATAATGTAATTGCACCTAGAGCAACTACAAAAGCACCTATTCCTGTAGCTATTAAGCCTTTTGTTATTGTAGAAAATGCTAATTTTGCTGCAGGTACAATCTTTCCGAAAGCCTTTCCAATCCCATTTATAGATACACCAAAAACTTTGTAGTTTTTAATATCCTCTAGTAAAGTGTCACTCTGCTCTTTTTGTGCCTGATTATATTCCTTTACAACTCCTGCTGCTTCTTTCTGCTCAATCTTTAATCCTTTAAGCTCTATTTTACTATTTCTAATGCTTCCAGTTAGCCTGTTAATCTCTTCTGTTAGTTTAGGCTGTCTAGCATCCCAAGCTCCTTTAGGTATTGAGTCTTGTATTTGTTTAAGTTTGTTTAGCTCTTTCTCTTGCTCAAATATATATTTATTCTGAGCTGCAAGACTGTCATTTAACTCTTTAACATTCCCCTTTGCTTGCTCTAAAGTCTTTGCATATTGTTTAGTATCTTGTGAGGCTGACTTGACATCAGTCTTTATACTCATATATATTTCTTCTGTAGCCATATTTTAATTTTTATTTATATTAGTGCTGGAAATTTTAATAGTGTTATTTGCACATTACATATCCATTCTATTGTCATATTTGTCTGCCCTCTACAAGTTAGCGATAAACTTAAGTCATTATTATCTCTTGACCCACTTACAATAGCACCTGATTGTGCTAATATCCTCCAGTTTGTTATTGTCCCTGATGTTTTTATTGTATCTCGTTCTCTCTGTATAGATCCTGTACCACCATTATTAAGCATTACACCTCTTTCAACCCAGGTACCATAATCACCTAAAGAGCCTGATGCTGAACTTCCACCTATTCTAACTGCTATTGTTTCTGCGTGAAAATAGCATATAGAATTATTTGGTACAATAAATCTTTGTCCTGTTTTGTTATTTAAACCTGATGCTTTTGTAGAATTATCTGTTGTTTGTATGCCATAAATACATCTTATGCTTTGTCTTGCTCCGTCATCTTCTGGTTGATTTCCACCTATAACAAATTGATTGCTACCTGTTACTTCACCATATTCACCTATTGCTAATGAATTACTGTTACTACTATAAACTGTATGACGATTTCCAATAATATAATTATTATTAGAATTTGATCCTACTGTATTATCATTTCCTATAACATGTACATTTTCTGATTTTGAAGCTATTTGATTGTTAGTTCCACTTACTGATTGTTTAGAGGTTATGTTATCAAAATTAACAATTAAGTCTAAACTAGATTCATATGCTGTACAAGCTCCTGTTTTTGGATTGTATTTATATCCATACTGCTCACATTGTTCTTGGGTTGGAAATACTGTACCCACTCCATCTGTAAACTTTACAAGCCCATTTTCTTCTATATATCCAGGCCTTATGCCTAAGTCATTTAAAAAAGGTACTTCTGGAGTAGTGACTCTTGTTGGTGTACTTGTTACTTTGTGAAATGTAGTCATATCTTAATCTTTAATCAATCATAATTAATTCAACCTTTGCTAGATCTCCTGGCTTGTAGTCAATTTTATTTACTCTAAACACCCTTTGCTTAATATATACTTTATCTGTAAATTCAAAAGAATTAATGTCGGCTGCACTTAAATTTATTCGTATTTTAAGTATTCTTGTGTCAGGGTTGTATAATTCAGAAAAATACGGGAGCCAATATAAATTAAATACATTTCTTGTAGGTGCTACACCCATACCAGCTAGTAATTGATGCGATTCAAAATTATAGTCTATTGTATCTGTAGTAGCAGGTGGTATACTAACTACCGAAGCTACATCAGTTGTATGTGAAAATTGTAAAAACTCTGTAACATTACTTTGTGCAGGTGAGTTATTTTGTGCCTTAAAATCCACTGAAAAGTCAATTACATTATATGTACCACAATCATATAATAATCTTGGTAAATTATCAAAAGAGCTACAAACCCCATCTTCTGATCTAGCATATAATTTAGGTAAAATACAAGAGCCAAATGATGGCATAAGAGGTGCCATTATAGTAGCTGCAAAAGGCTCTGCTATTATTTCTTCTGTTCCCTCTAATAATGTATTGCCACCAAAAGTCCATTTTTTACTTCCATATAAATATCCATTTGCAGACTGTTTATATTGTAAAAAACAATAATCATCTTCATCTTCTACATACTTAAATTCAGTATGCTTTTTTAAATTTGTTAATGGCTCAAGTGTTATTTCTTCTGCATCTATTTTTTCTGTCCAATCGTGCTTAATACCTCTATCTGCTAGTGTAGTACCTGCATCATCTTTATTTCCATAAAAAGTATCTGTATATGTTTCAAATATTATATTATTCTCATCATTAGGATCAGGCATAGATATAAGATTAAAAAGATTCATTACACCTTTTAATAACTTCCATTGCCCTATTTCACCACGCAGGTTTGAAAGTAGTTGTGTGCCTGTTATGTTAGGCGTTCCGATATTCACTACAAGTTTATTCATATTTGCAGTCGTCCAAGACATATTCGATTCCCTTTCTTGTCTAACAGCATAATCTTCTAAGGCTCTGTATACTGGCCTTATTGACTCTCCTGTATTTAATACTATAGTGGTAGAATTACTTACATCAAAATGTAAACCATTTACATAAGCCATTCCCACATGAATATTAGCCCAACCATAAGTTGACACAAGCAGTCCTGCTGCATCATATTTTTCAATCTTTGCTTCTGCTACCTGTGTACCTGCTGTTAAATAACTACCTGTCAAAGCATCTACTCGCAAATAATGTTTATAATAAATAGAGAATTGACAATTATCCCATTGTGCTGTGAATGTACTTGTAGATATATCAAAACCCATATCAGTTACAGCACTAAAGGTTTCATTATCATATACAAAGGGTTGCCAAGGACCATCTGCTGATGCTGTTGCAGCTGATACAGCACCTAAAGTAGTTTCATTAAACCCTATACCCTTGTGCATCTGAGCATTAGGCTCTTTCATATCACCCCAATTAAAGTCCATATATAGCTTTTTAAAATCACTTGTATCAAAAAAAGCAGATGAATAAGTATAAGGTGTTCCATCTATTATCAAATCAATTAAATATTTTACTTGTATCCAAGGGCGAAAAAATTGCCCTATGGTATCAGGAGCAGGATTTCCATCACTATCTACAGGTACAGAATGATCCCAATCACATATAGGATATTTTATTGTATCAGTATCACTTCTAAAGCCTGTCCAAAAACTTGCACCTGAGCCATATGAATAAGAAATACCTGAACCATTATAACTATTTTGTACATTTGCTAAATTAAATGGATGTGTTAATTCTTGTAATGGTAAGTCGGCTAGTGTTTTATCTTCAAGAAAATCTTTTAAAGCTACTGTACTTGAATATAAATTTATAGTGTAACTGATTTCACCATTCTTTTGCTGTATATTAATTATTCGTAAATAGCCCTCAAATATATCGTAGCCATCTTGCTTTAATATAGCTTTTGTTTTTAGATGTGGATTAAAATCTAATGTACCAACACAAGTTCTTGTTATATCAAATAAATGATTAAACAGTTTATTGTTTCTATCTGTTCCTGGTAGCTGAAAGCCTTTAGAGTATGATTGTACTTTCTCAGCTGCATTTTGAAAGTTATCTACACTTAGTGTTAGTGGTATTGATTCATCTTCATACAAGTCTGCTATTACTTGACCATCTCCAATAATTTCTATTGTTCCTCCTGGAGCTATTGTTCCTGCTATTACATTAAGATCTAAAACAGATAATGTAGTATTGTCAGGTGGTACACAGCTAGCACCACAAATAGTTGAAAAGAATGTAAATGTAAACCATTGTTCTGTACTTGTAGCCTGAAAATTAAATGATACATTAACAGGGTTTGGGCTTTGTGTTAAGAATGGCTGTAAATTTTCTGTATGTGTAGATACTAAAGATGGAGATGTAGCAACTCCTGAGTCCTCCCATATATCTATTTGTACAGTACAATTATTATTACCTGGACTAGATCCTGTACCAAGAAATAAATCACAACTCACATTATATAATGTCGTTGGAATTAATCCTGATAACATTTGCCCCATTCCACTCAAACCCTCATCAAATCTTAAAACAGGTTGTCCAAAGTAATGTGGTGCAACATTACTATTTACTACAAAAGGCTGTTGCCCTGTATTAGAATTTTCATATCGTATCCATTCATTAATAGGTACAGCAGTAGTTGTCCAAGTGTTGAATGGTTTTATATAGTTATGAAAAGCTGTTATTAAAGAAGCAATACCTGTAGTACCTGTAAAGTCGTGTACAGGTGTACCATTAAAAGCAGAGCCTGTAGAACCACCAAAAGTAGGTGGTACCATAACAGCTGTACCTGGAGCACCTAAGGAGCTGTATACACCTTTATGATTCTGTGGATATATTACTAATTGTGTTGTAGCCATTTATATAGTTTGTGTTCGTTCTGTTCTTGATTTTTCTACTTCAAATGTATATTGTACTAACTTATCATTTGCTACTGTTTTTCTTGTTATTTGTTTTGTTACCATTCTAACAGGCTGTACATAATTATTCAATACAGGGTCATCTCCACTTCCATCTACAATATCATCGTCATTGTAGCTTTTTATAATATAAACATCTGGACTGTTAATTAATTCTTCAAACCAAGGAGAATGATTCTCGTTTACATACTCTGTATTAATTGTTATTTTTTCTGTTGTATTTACTCTAAATGTTTTTTTACCACCTCTGAAGCCATCTATTTTATAAAAGTCAGAATTCCAAGTACCCTCTAATTGTGTATATGTAGTTGGACTTGTATTTTTAGTGATAGTAGATTTTAATCTGAAAGTGTAATAATCCCAAGCACCCCATTGATTAAGCCAGGCTAAGCGTACAGGCTCGTATCCTTTTATCTTATCTCCATCATTAGGACAGTTTACATATATAGTCCATAATCCACCTACTGTACCTGTTGGCCCTGTTACATTAACTTTATAATGGTCAATAGTTCCTGCTGCAACTAATGCCCGAAATGTTGCACTCCAGTTTCTTAGGTTTCCTGGATATATACCGATATAATTAAAACGATAACCCATATCACCTGTCCAAACTGTAGGTGCTCCATTAGCATTTATTCTTTTAACACTTTCATTTCCTATTTGTACATTACCACTATCATAATAAAATAAATTGTACTGACTTACTGTATTCCCTGATATAAAACCAAATGTACCATAATCTTCTATATTAGCATAAACTGGCTTTGGTCTATTAGTTAAAAATGTGCTACTTGAAGATGTAAGCTGATACTTGTCTAAGTCAAAACCATAATCTCTGCCATTAGATCCTACATCTAACATATCGTTATAAGTTAAATATCCATTAAATATTTTAAATGCTCTTGATACTTCTGTATCAACTTCTAATACTTGATTATATGTACCTGAAGCAGGGTCATTATCTCTATATTGTGCCTTAAATACTACAACTACAAATTTCATAGCATTAGTATTTCCAGAAAATTTATCTACCATGTGTATTGGAAATTGCCCACGATTATAGTTTTTAAAAGATGGTGTAATTGCTAATTTTGGGTGTACTTTAGTTAAGTGGTCTGCTCCAAGATAATCTTCAACTACACTTCTTATATTAAAAATTCCAACACCTCTATCGTTAGGGTTTACTTTGAATATTCCAACCCTATCATCTATTGTAACAGGGTTTGGAATAGCTTGTCCTGATATATGTACTTCTGCTATAAACTTTACACCTGGATATGATGCAACTACATTTGCATTTGATACTGTGAACATTATATCAGAGCCACCTACTGTTAGTGCGTGATTTGGTTCCTGTTCTATTACTGTTGCCATATTATATTATTTTACTGATTCTCTTATTAATTCTAGTGTATCTTTTTTAAATTCAAAAGCAAGTTCGTTTCCAAAGTTTTTTAATGATACTCGTAAGGCATTCTGAAAAAAGCTGATTCCTTTAATTCCTTTTGTCCATAGTACCTTTACTATTGCTATTTTTAGTGGTAGTGTAGTCTTGTATTGTCCTGCTCCTTTTTTACCTTTCTTAACTCTTGGTTGTATATTCTTTTTTCTTATAAAAGAACCTATGCCTTTGTATATACTTCCTGAGCTTTTACCACTACCAAATCTAAATGGGCTAACTTTCCATTCGGACTTATAGTTTTTATATTCATTAATACCAGTATAAGTCCCTTTCTGTTTACCTGTTTTTATCTCACCTCCTGCTCCTGATACACCTGCATCTACAAAACCACCATAATATGCCATCTTAAAATCTAGCACATAAATACCATTTATAGTGTTAATAGAATATTGTATTGAATTTTCTAAATTACCACCACCTTTTTTAGCTTTTTGTAAATTACCTTTAGAAAGACTTACAAGTTTTTTGCCAAAGTTATTTATAGAATTTTCTAAGTTTCTATTAATCATTATACAAGCCCTACAAACACTTCAAGTTGTATATCATCTGTTCCTATCGGTCTTGCTTCTAAGTTAGCTAGTTCATCTGTAACACCAAATACAATAGTTGTACTTCCTGCACCTTTGATAATATCATCTCCATTAAATAATATATGTGATGCTCCTGCTCTTAGTCTTACTATGTAAGATGTAGCTACACCTACTACTGCTAATTCAAGCTCATTTGCAGCATCTAAATTAGTCACCCTAATGTATTTAGCATTATCTCTGTCTATTGCTCCTGGAGAGCTGTATGGGTGTGTATCAAATACTGCTATAATTGTGTCTTGTGAATGTGTACAGGTTACTATTCTCTCATATACATCTACTATTCCTGTAGTTGTAAGAGCATTAGATGATCCTCTAGTAGCACCATTCAAGACTACCGTTTCGGTTATTGTTGTTGTTAAGTCTGCCATATTTATTTATTTTTTAATATTGTTAAAATTGTATTTATTTTTTCCTTTAGTTCTTCCATATTTTCAGCGTTCTTTTCGTGATGCTTTGAGAATGTATCTTTAACTTCACGAATACTAAAAAAGAAGAAATTATACAAAGCATAAAAGCAGCCTAAAAGTAAAACTACATTCAGTCCATAACTTTCTATTAATTGTAAAACCTCTTCCATTATATTTTAATTCTTATTGTAGGTGGTAGTATTTGAATCTCTACCTTGCCTATCTTAATTTTATTTAGTTTTTTTAAGTATTCTATCATCTTAATATCCAGCCCCCTCATTAGTTACAGGAATAGTACAAGATTGAAAATCATTCTGTACTACCACATTAACATTAAACACCCAGCCTGCACATAAATTATCAAATCTTTCTTGAAATGGCTCTATACTAAAATCACCATTTGTAAAATATACAGCCGAATTAATATCATCAACACCTGATAATGATTGTCTATCTGAATGTCTTAGCATACTGATTAAGTCAGTACATATTTGTAAGCACTCATTATAAACATCTTGCTCATTACTTAATTTTTTAACTAGCTTAGGAAAATTTGCATTTGCATTATTCTCTGTCCAGTCATCCTTTTCACTTACAATATCCATTATAAATATCTGAAAGTTATATATCAATTCACTTTCTGCAGCTGATACATTTGTAGGTGTAATATGTAGTAATGGGAATTTTGTATTTTTCTCCATATCTACAGTCCATATGTCACCTACTGATATTGTATTTATTTGTTTATGATATTCACCTAGTCTTAATAAGGTGTTTATTACATTATTATATGTTTTGTTTTCCACCATCTCTATTTACATTTTGTGTTGTTTGTAAGTCAGTTTCATAAGTCAGCCAAGTTAAGCACTCAAGTAATTCTATCTTTGTTATTTTTTCTAAATTTATTATCTTTCCATCTGTTAGTCTGTACATTACTCCAAACCACCCCCACTTTGTTGTAAAATCTCCTTGGAGAATATTGGATTTATCTTCATTTTCTCCACCATTAAATACGACTGCAAAATCACTGATGATTCTGTCCCTAAACTCCAAAAAAAAACCAGCGCACCTTGCACTTGCTTAGCACTCATCTTGCTAAAAATCTTCACCCTTTCTTCTATATTTCCATCATAAGGCTCAATAGAATATTTTTTACCATCTCTTGATGTTACTGGCCTATAAAGTACAGCCATTATTTCTTTTAATTTATTTTCATAACCTGCTTCTATAAAATGCTCAATATCTGCATATTCACCAAGTGTTATTTCTTCTAAATTTGGATGAAAGCCATAATTCACATTATCTATTCTGATAATATGTTGTAATATACCATCTTCATAGGCTTGTACCTTAGCAAGTTTTGATAATATAATAGTAATATCTGATAATGAAAGTGCTTCTGCGTATTTCTTAGGCATATCACTTAGTGACTTTATAAGGTGTAATGCTTCTTTAGCCTTATTTCCTTTTTTAAAATCTATTAATTTGCCATAAGTATCAAGCGTTACATCTTCCCACTTAGTTATAAGATTAAATTCACTTGTCTTATCGCCTTTTTGAATTTTTAGTTTCATAATAATATATAGAAAAAATTGTTATTTAGTTTAAAGTTTGTATATTCGCCCCTCATTTCTCAATGTTTCCATTTCTGTTAGGGGGGTTGTCATCATGGCGCCCCCTTTTCTATTGTACATAATACCTACCAAAATTACTATCTATTTCGTAATACATTCTCATAGCTAAAGCATCTGAGTAATCAGGAGATCTTCCAATAATATCTTTTACTGTGTCTTTTGGTATCATCTGTAATTTAGTGTCTTTGTCTGCATCTTTCATTCTTACTTGCTCACACTCCTCAATTATATCATTCTTTACATTAATATCTGGACAATTAATTCCTATCTGTCCTGTGTTTATCATCTCAGCTAGTTTATAATAACACTGTGTTTTTAGATTCTGATAGTTCTCATTTTTAAGTGGCCTAGAATTATTTACAAAACCTTTACACCTTAGAAAGTCTTTTGCTCCTCCACCTACACCATCTTCATCTATAATAATATTTGTTAATGGTACAGCATTAGCCTGTTGTATTTGCTTTACTTCGCTCACAACCTCATTTATAGCCGATTTAAGCAATGTTCTTATCTTTTTAAGGTGTAACCCCTCCCAATACATAATAACTGTCTTATCACTTCCAAAACGAGCTACATCACAACTTATATATTTTTGCCCCTCTTTACCTTTTTGTGTAAACATATTGATAATAGCATCATATTGTATTAGATTATCTTTACTCGCATCATATTCCCAGTTACCAAATAATAATCTCTGCTTACTTAACTCATCTAATGTCTGTAATTGTGTCTTGTAGTATTTAGAGATGTAGTCATTATCATCTACCAGGCTTTGTATAAACTTTCTGTATGGTTTTTGTTTGCCCTCTTTAGATGGTCTGTAGTATTGTGTGTACACCCAATTCTTAGCTGGATTACAAGTCATTAATAGCTTAGGTATTAAATTGTAGTCATCTAGTTTGTATCTCATTCTTGATGCTACTATGTTCTTTGCTTTCTCTGTTATCTGATTAGCCTCATCTATAAAGGCTCCTGTTATTTCTAAAGATCCTAAGTTGTCAAAGTTTCTATCTGATGGATATAAAAATAAATCTTTTAACATTATCTCTGACTTATTAAAGAATTTTATAATGTTAGAGCCTGCATTAAAATTATAATGTTTACCTGCTTTTATGCCCCATAGCTCACATACTTCAAAGAAAGTATTTAGTGTTGTTTTCTTTAATGAGTCAAGTTTACTTCTGCCCATTAAGTATCTTGTCTTTGGATAATTAAGGCACATTGTAATTAAATAGCTACAACCAACCCAAGACTTTCCACCTCCTGCTGCACCTCCAAATAAAACCTCTGTTGTAGTTTTATCATATAGATACTTCAGACACTCCTTTTGTTTTTTAGTAAATACAGAATTAATCTCCAAGATCTATATTTATTTTTATAGGCTCATCTCCTGATAAATCAAGCTCACTCCTTTCAATATAACCTCTTCGCTTTCCTTTAGTCTTTAAAAAAAAGATAGTAGCTGATGTGTTACCATCTCCAATCTGTTTATGTAGTTGGCTTTCTCCAAAGTCTAAGGCTATGTCCTCAATCTCTTTTACCTGCTTAGCAAATTCTTCATCTTCTTTCAACCATTTATAATATGTGCTTCTTGGAATTTCTGCTGATTTACAAGCTACTGTAACAACTCCCAAAGACTTTTCTAATGCTTGTAGCATTGCTTCCTTTTTTATGTGTCTACTTTTGTTCATTTTTTTTAATTAGAGCGTGATGGTGGAATTGCACCCCTTCTTTGTCTTGGATTAGACAACGCATTACTGTATATGCTAATCACGCATTTTTATATTTATTTTTTAATTCTTTATTTAATGGGTATATAAATTTATGTTTTTCTCCTTTTTTTACTCTTATTAGTTCACTTGTTTTATAAACTTTTTTTAAAACGCCAAATTGTTTATTTACACCTGTTTTACTA